TGGAAGTTTTACCAGATGAAATTACAGGGTATACAGAGTTAAAGAATTCTTCAGCAATGTTATTTGGAACGAACGCAAATTCGTCCAAGAATACGCATTGATGTACCAAAATATCATTACAATAATAACTGTGAGTATCTTGTACCTCTAGCAAATCATATACATCAATTGATTCATTTTCAGTTATAGTATGTACACCACAAAAATTACCATTATGGCCTAAACACTTAAGATTTAAACAATCTTTTGCAAAAACATATCCATTTTTTGTAAATATTTTGTGTTCTGGAGTACAAATAATATTTTGACCGTTATCAAAGACAAGTTTTATTGTTTTTTGATTTTCAGTTTTTTTAATTCCATAAAAAGGTTTGTATCCTTCTTCAGTTAGAATTAAGATTTCTTCATTTTTATACCTTTGTTCCAAGGTATTCTTCCTTTGGCAGCTTCTGACATTCTTTTCTTTGATTCTTCCGAACGTTTCATTCCAGTATGTTTTTCGGCTGTTTTTTTTATTTTTTCCGGATTCTTGTTTATCTTGGATACATGCTCTTCCGTTTTCTTCAATCCTGTTAAACCTGTTGATATTTTTTTTCTGTGTTCGTCTGTTTTTGGAATACCCGCAAGTTGACCTATTTTGGATTTTGATATTTTGTCTTTGGTTTTTTGACTTGTTTTCAGCCGAACACATGATTTCATTTTCTGTATTGTTTCCGGAGAATGTTTTTTCCCTGTTCGATATATTTTTTGTGCTTCCGATAACTGTTTCATAAAAATTTCTTGGTTCTGTATATTCATACCAATTAATTTCCCCTGACGACCATGAATCATCCGTATCAACGCAAACAATAATTTCCTTTTTTCTTGGCCTGAAGTCATTCTCGTCAACAACTTGTGACAGATTATATGGTGTCTTATTGGCAAACTCACTAAATTCTCTGGTAAATTTGTTCCACCCAGACATTGAGGTATTATATGATGAGTTTCTTTCAGAATATTCATGTTTGAATAATCCTTTCCAACTATCTCGTAATACCATTTTTTGTATTTGTTCTCTAGAAACATATTCCAAACACCCCTGTTTTTTATTATCATACAAGGTATATTTAGACGAATTCGTTATTTTAGAATATAAATCTTCCATAGAAATTTCAATTTCTTTACCACCAACACTAATTCGTGTCATGGATTTTCCTGAAACGCAATTAAAAGATCCTCCTCGAATTGCTGATGATGATGTAGAAGCTGCAACAATCTTAGAACCATTCTCTAGTTCCACATTACCTTTATTCCAGGTAACAACACCTTGTTGCAACCACATCGGTAAGTTTTCATATGCCAGTTGGTACTTGGCCAAAATATCTCTAGCCAATGAACCTTTGTTAGCAAGAACGGCAACGTTTTGTGTGTCGGTAAAGATAGTCAACCAAAGGAGATAGGCAACTGAGGTAGTAGTTTTACCAACCTGACGAGGACATTTGGTGATTGAGAAACGATTTTCGTGGTAAACCCTAATCATTTCTTTCTGAAAGTCCCACATCTCAAAAGGCATCAAACCTCTATCAACGTTAACAATCTTAATATAGTTTTCAGCAAAGTAGATAGGGTCTTTGGCACATTTGATATACTCCTCGACCTGTTCTTGTGTATAGTTTACCTTAACACCAGACTTCTTGAGTAATGGGTTATCACGGTACGAGTCGCCTGGGTCTAACGAGGCATCATAATCATCATCTTCTATCATTCTTTACCTTTAAGAAATTTATTCAATTCAGAAGTAGAACCTATGAACACCGCTTTATCTATTTTGGTACCACCAGATTCTTTCTTGGCACCGGAGATATCTCTCATTTGTTTTTGTGTGTTCAGTAGTTCTTTGTTTGCATCTACCATGTTCTTAAGTAGAGTGGCATACACTTCAAAGGCTCTTGGATGTTGTCCTGCTTTGGCAACATTGAGTATTTCTTCCATGGCTTCTTTACCTTGGTCTATAATACCTTGTAGATTTTCTTTAGTTTGTTGATAAGCATCAGTCAAATCTTCTTTCATATCAGGTTCATTATAATGTACGACAGCATCCTTAGGAGGTTCTTTTACTTCCTCCTTAGGTGTTACATCAAAGATTTGTTCCATGTTTTTATCGAAAGTATTCATATTATGCTGGTGTTGATCCATTATATCTAGTCAAATAATAATTTGCATTTTGTAAATGCTCTGCGGCAGTTAATGCTCTAGTATAAACATGAGCAACACCAACAGAACCTGCAAGAGTATAACTATTGGCAAAACCACCAATCTGTGGTGTACTGGCTAGTTTTCCAACTGTTGATGCACTAAAAGTGCTGACTGGAGAACCATTAACATAAAATTGCCACCCGGTTCCTGTAATGAATGTCATACTTAGATAATACCAAATATTGTAAGCTTCTGAACCACTGCTTTGATATGATGTATTAACACCATCACCATTGTTATTACCACCATACATTGTATTGCCACCATTAAAATACCATGCTTCTCCGGCAGTACTACTAATCAAATTACCTGTGCCAAAACTTGTACCATTACCACGAACAACAATACCTTTGCTATAGTTTGCAACAGCACCAAATATAGCACCTGAAGCAGTTGCAATTACAGAACCTGGATTATTATTCCAATATGCAGTAGAAGTTCCTGTATTGGTTACCGTTGGCGTCCCTGAAAATGTAAAGTTATTATTGTTGCCGCTAGTATCAGGCCATGTGGTACCTGACGAATAGTTCCGCATATCAAGGTTAAATAACAAAGAACCAGTCACAAGACCTGTGGCTAGATCTGGATATATTCTCAATCCTTGTCCAAGGGTGATACCATTACCTATCTGCATAATATATTATCCGTTAGGGTACTCAGTTACTGTACTACTAAATGTATATAGACTATTAGCGTTAGCTGTATTAGGACTTGGTGTATCTGTAATCGTAACAAATTTCTGAGGACCAAGTTGATAGGAATTAAAGATATAATTGGTATTGGTTACTGAACCAACTATAGGTTGACTTGAAACAAAATTACCATTAATATTGGTCAACGTCAATTTGTTTACATTATTGGCATAAGAAACAACAGTTGCGCTTGCTGTTGCCGTACTAAAATTATAACCTTGGTAAACAATCTCACCTGCTTGATAATAGCCTACACCAGTGTTAGCCATGTTGAATATGACTTCATCTTCTGGTGATATATCATTGTAAATATTTGTGATAGAAGTCTTAATGATACCTGCTGGCGGACTTGAAGCACCAAAGATAAATCCTTTGACGGTGAAATTCAAAGTCCAAATAACCATACGAGTATCGGAATCACGGTTGCCTTGGTATGTAACCTCAGAATTAACCGTATTCAAAACGATAGGAACTTCTTTCGTAATACCCATTTCGGGGATTAAGTTTAATTTAATCGTATAATCTGGTGTGAAGAAGGGTAGTATATGTTCGATTAATTGTGTACCATCTTCTATATTTCTGACATATATGTTTAAGTCAAAATCAAAATTGTATGGTACTGGAACATACTGAGAAATTAGAACAGCACCAGGTCCTGTATTAAAATTTCTTAGATTGGTTGTTTGTTTACGTGAAGCATCATAAGACAAACCTTTCATTTCAAATGACATTCTTGGTAGAGTCATCTGAACTTTCTTATCTAAGTTTGGATCGCCTTCAATACGTTGAACATACAACTCTTTGGCTGCATAGGCAATAGGAACAATAAATCGTTCCGCTTCTGTATTATCAGCATTATAACGGACAAGAGTAATCTTATCGAATAAGTTTCCAAATCCAATAACTAATTTTCGTATAACTCTATCGTAATATACATTTGCCATTATATGCTACCAAAAGGATTAGATTCAGATAAATCAATGATACCGTTTGCTGAACTATTGATGTATGAATTATCGTAAACTTCTTTAGGTGTAGGAACATTCAAATCATCATATGTGTTCAATGTATAGTGAGCACCACTTGATTGACCAATGATTGATTGAGCATCTACAAATTCGCCTGTGATATTTGTAACCACCAAAGTTTTGTTTGGTAAGTTCCAGGCTTGTGCTACAGCCACAGTCGTAGCATTAGCATACGTACCGTCTGGTGATTGGAATACAATCTCTGAACCTGTATAGTTGCCTGTACCCGTACCCATTTCTAATGTAATAGAGTATGCTGAATCTGCCACAATACCATCAATGTCTGGCATACCTGTGTTGACGATTTCCTGTGAGTACTTGAATTTCTCCATCTCTAACTCATAGAAGT